TGCAGTTCGGGTAACGATTCGTGGCAAAAGTAATCGCCTGCTGGAGCGACTCTGCCCGAACAACATCCCGCATTGCCCCTTGGCCAGGCAACCAAATCTTCAGTTCAAACAGCTCGGTATGTTCTGCACTGGTGCGTGAGCGACCCTCACCGAGCCGCAGTTCGGGATCCAGCTGGTTCTGAAAAGGCACTACTTCCATGACTTGGGGTAGGAGGGTTCTTCAACGCTATGAACAGCAACAGGGCTGTTAGTGCACTGAGCAACAACTCGCGCCGCAGCGACAGCCCGCTCATAAGTCACCCAACTCGAAGCATCATCTTGTGCGGCCGTAAGACCGATCCCATTTCCTGGTCCGTAAATCGCTGTGACCCAGCGATTGTCAACCATGACGACATAGCGCGTCATTGTGTAAGTGTTGAATACTGTGCGATTCTAGTAAGTTTATTTCAGCCGACCCAGACTATGTAGACATTTAACTGAGTCTCATGCGTCACTTTCTGACACCTTTCCTTCTTGCTTGGAGCGCATCCTTCCCTGCACCCGCCGCTGCACCGACTCCGCCCAAGCAGCCTTATCAGCAGCTTCCGCCGCCTTGTAATCAGAGGCCGGCACAGATTTCTCCAAGGCCGCGTAAACCATCTCGCGCAACATGGCCGTTAATCTCTTGCCTTCTGCCGCCGCAAGATTTTCAGCGAGCCTGTAGCGGTGCTCGTCGAGCAGCATCTGGCAGTACCACTTTTTCCCGTGTCGCAGCGGCATGGGTCAATCTGTAATCTCCTACACGATACCATACTGCGACACACTAGACCCGCCAACGCAGATCCTCATCCAAGTCTTTTTTCCATGAATTCGACTGCGCCAGCCTCGCCCCAGTCCGTTGCTGCCTGGAACCCTTACGCACCCTGCGCGCAAACTCCAAGAACGCCGCCATCCGGTGTAAGTCACTGGTCTTGGCCTGCCGAATCTCCCGCATCAGCCACTCCATCACCAACTCACGCCCCGTGCGGGCTGGACTCACTGGTCTAACTCCGAGACTCGAAAAATTGACTGCGCGTGGTGCTCAGGACAAAGCTCCAGAGCCTTCATCCTTGCGGCGAAAGCATCTGGAGCGATAACGAACAGGTCGTGAGTACCACCGTGGCGCGGGTGCATCCGAACCCGGTATTCGTACTGTTCGACGACCTGCCCGTCGGTCATTTTGCCTGGTCCCAGCTATCTCCGACCTTAGCTTCGGCGAGGGGCGGAATATCTCCCAACCACCGGGCTTCACATTCTTCCATGATGGTTTGCAGCTGGAGCGCCCAAGCATCGGCGTGTTCTTCTACGACGAGCAGGATGATCTCGTCATGCACCACGCCGGCCAAGCGCACCGTGTCTTCCCGGTCGGCGTAAAGTAGCGGCCACAATTTGCTGAGAGTAAGTTTGAGCACTGCGGCACCAGCGCCTTGGATTGGGGTGTTGCAGCGCGTGGTGAGCTTGTTGTTCTCGCCCGGTAAAAACCGCCGCAAGCCCGAGAGGCGTATGCGGATAGATGGATTGTCCTTAGCCGCATCAGCAGCGCGAGCATTTTGCTGCTGCCATGCGGCGATGCCTTTATATGCAGCGTGGAACTTTTCCCGGACATCCGCCGCCTCAGCAAGATCCATCTGGATTCCCATCGCTGCTGCGTAGTTCCTGAGCCCTTTTGCCCCACTTCCATAGAGCAATCCGAAGTTCGCCGACTTACTGACCTGGCGCTGCTCCTTTGTAACCTCATCCTCTGCGACCCCGTAAATCTGCGTCGCCGTAATCGTATGTAGGTCTTTCCCCTGCTGGAACACTTTTGTCATAAGAGAATCCTTAGCTTCTGCCGCCGCCAGTCTCAACTCCATCTGCCCGTAATCTGCTACAACAAACTTCCACCCATCTGGCGCCTGAACACAAGCCCTAAAGCGCTGATCCCGCGGAATCTGCTGAAGATTCGGCGACATACATGACATCCTTCCGGTATCAGCCCCCATCTGCATATAGCTGGCACGAATAAAACCATCTGGCGCAAGATTCTTCAACAAAGTTTCAGCCATCTGCCGACGTTTTTCCACCCGTTTCCATCTCAAATAGTCAGCCACAACCTTGTGGTCACCTACATATTCCTGGAGCGCCAGCTTGCTTGCACTGGGCTTACCGTTTTTCGCATCAATCGGCGCCTGCCCCAGCAAAGCGGTGAACTTTTTGAGCAGCTGCGCCGGGCTATTGAGGTTAAAAACATCCGGGTTAACTTTTTTACCTTTAGGCCCCGGCTTCGTCTGGTACAACAGCTTCCCATCAATACCACGGCAAAGTTTATGTTCTGCCGGCAGAGCAGCATCAAAGTCTTTGATGAATTGCTCCCCTACTTCATAGTTTTCGATGTCCAAATCCTCTATCAGTTTTTCCAATAAATCCTTCTTAAAAGGCAGACCAGTACGCCACAACTGTGCCATCGCCGGCAGCGCATTGCACTCCAGATACCACGCCGGATACAAACCACCTGTCGCCATCCGCTGCTGGATCTGCTCGTACAAATCAAGCAGCACCAGCACATCTTTCGCCGCGTACTGCAGCTGGCTCTCGGTCAGATCGCCCGACCAGTCACTCTTCTGCTCCTCCTTAGAAATATCTTCATGCAGGTAACGCCTCACCAAGTGCTGGAGCCCGTGCTTCACATTGGCCAAGCCATTGGTGAGAATCCGGCTAGCCAGCATGGTGCATAAAACCTTGCCCGCCGGATAAATTTCGTGCTCCTGGAGCCAGCCGAGATCAAAAACAGCGTTGTGGGCCACCCAAGTGCGCTCCACGTTGAAGAATTCCTCGACCTCGATCCAGTCGTTGTCATCCAAGGCAAAGCAGTCGAGCACCACAGGCAACTTGCCTGGAGCACCCAACTGCAGTAGCCGCATCCCGCCCATCTTGGGCTGGAGCTGCGTCGTCTCAGAGTCAAACGCAATAAGCCTTTCGTCGTCGAGCGTGTGGAGGTGCTCGATGCCTTGAAGAAAGTCCAAGCCTGGTAGGGCAACTTTACCCTACTACTCTAGCAGACTGTCAACCTCGCGTACAGCACACAAGTGCGCCAGGAGTGTCCCACCCTCGGGAATCCCAAGCGTGCAGCGGTGCTGCCAATGTATGCACTCACTGCATAACCCACCACCTTCGACCGGCCGCAGCTTCTGGCGCAACCGCTCCAAGCGCAACTCCGCCTTACCAGCCGGACTGGAGCGATAACACCGCCCGCACAAAACGGCATTTGTTGTGGACTTACCGCACGACTGGCACGGTCTGCTGTTGATCGAAATAGCCATCAGTCATCAACTTGGTAAAAAGAGCAATCCTCGGCAAAAGTCCCACCCGCTTCTGGAACATCCAGGCTGCAGCGCTTCTGCCACCAATGCGTACAAGTGCGGCAGTTGAGGAGCTTGGACTCCATCACCTCCTTTTTGACCGGCTCGGGTCTGGCGCTAGGCGTACCTCTCCGCGGCAACTCCGGCCACAGATCGCTGTACGACTTACCTGTCCGCACCTGACTAATCGACTGGTGCGTAACCCCAAAAAATTCGGCCAGCTCCGCCCCACTCCTCGAATCCGTAAGGATGGTGCGAACTTCTGTCGGCGTAAACCGCTTCTGGTTCAGCGGCCGATGGTCCGACATCTTCGAGACCTGAACCTCTTGCTTGAGCACGGTGTCGTAGTGAAGGCTCCAGCGATAGCCGCAGCACTTACACCGCAACCGATACGACTTGATCGTGGAGCCGTTAGCCCACCTGTACGTCGAGACAATTTTCCTGAAAGTGTGCGTGCAGTAATCAGTCATTCCAGTGCCGAATAACTCCTGAACAAATGAAAATGTTTGTAGTCATGTAGGCCATGAGGATAAAAAAGCGCACCATCGCAACCTGATCTGCGATCCGATCATGCTGGTGCGCCTTCTCTCCCAAGGCCTTAGCGATAACCCGCCACCAGTGCCTCATCACTCCTTATAGGGAGCCACAGACAAGGTGTTGATCAACCGCGAAAGATACCACCGGGCTTTTTCAGCATCCTCAATCGGATCCTTCTTAAGCCACATACGGCTGAGATACTTCAAACACTGCCACTGGTACGCACCAACAACAGCGTCTGGAGCGTGCTGCACCCAATCGTCCAGCACCTCAATCACCTCAAACTTTCCAGCGGTGTAATGCGCTGGCGAGTAGACCTGATCGTTCATCCTTTGGACCCCTGAACAGCAGTGTCGCCGTGGTAACGGCCAGTCTTCGAGTAGTCCTTACCAGGCAACATCGACATCTTGTGGAACACAATTTGTGCGATCCTCATACCCGGCCACAACGCAACAGGGTGCATGGAGCGTGCATTTTGCAACTCCAATGTCAACCTACCCTTGTAGCCAGGGTCGATATAGCCAGCAAGAAGATACTCGATTCCCTCCCTAGCCCTAGAAGACTTGAGAGCAAGCTGCCCAGCAATACAGTCGGGCAGCCTGAACTCCTCAAGCGTCTCCGCGAGCACGAACTCATGCGGCTGGAGCATGAACGGCTTTTCCTTCGTGTGCCCCGCAATGGAATACGGAACGAGTGAAGTCGTCGTCGGCAGCTCCACCAGCAAATTCTCACCGAGTCTCACGTCAAGACTCGCTGGATTCACCAGCTCCTGGTGGTACGGCTCCACCAGAAGACGCCGCGTAGCAAGATTGTGAATCTCGTGATCGCTGAGAATCGCCATCAGGCTGCAGCCACCTCAGCCTGCTGGAGCTGAACGTTCTTCCAGGTCTTACCCCATTTGATGCAGTTGATGGTGGTGACGTGGACGCCGTACTCGCGAGCGATCTTGGCGACCGACTTCTCACCAGCAGCCAACTGGCGCTTGATTTCCAGCACCTTGGGCTCCGTCAACACCGAAACCCCACGCTTGCCCTTGCGGCTGGACTTATGAGTCTTAGTTTGAGACTTCGGCTTCTGTACGCCTTTTGTACGTACAGCTTTCTCGCTGGACTCCAGAGCAATGGTCTGCGTGGGATTAGTCAGATCAATCTGGACGTGCTGGCACGTCTCAACAGCAAACAGCGCAGCATCAAGCGCTTTAGCGATTTGATCGAACTGAGCTTCCGAAAGGATGTACATGTTCATAGGTTGGAACGGGTGCAGTGTAGTAAGGAATCAGCCGTTCTCAAGCTCCAGCTTGATCGCAGCTTGAAAATAGCCGGCCACCTTCAACCTGCGGTATGCCGGCCCAGCCTCATCGGACTGTTTATTCTCAATGCCGTCGTACTCATGCCGGGCATCCTGGAGCGCCGCCATGGTGTCGATATTGAGCATGTGCAGCTCA